CGGACACTGGCTTTTCGAGCGTCAACTCATGCCCGGAATCTGCTAAAACATCCTCTGCGAAGTTCTCAAGAACCACGCCCAGATCCCTCTCATCGCAAAACAAGAGGGCATTGTCACCATCGGCAAGTATGTCAAACTTGACACGACGGGTGAGCATGACACCCACGACTGCGCAGAGCATAAGGATGGTGTTCCCCATACCCGTATTGAAGTCGCCGGAGGCACGCCCGCCTGGACGGGAAAACTTCACACCGGATGCTGTCCTGCCGCTAAAGACCTGCATGGACAAGAGGCGTGCTAACCTAGGATCTTGACTGTAGGCTGCCAAATACACGCTTCTCTCAGCATCAACCTGACTCGAGCTGACGTGGGCCTCGAAAGCCTTGCCGTCAACCTCAAAACACACCGGGCGCTCGAATCCACCAAACTTACGCTTGATGAGATTGGCGCGTCTTTTGGGACTGAGTCCCTTAGCCACAACCCTCGTATTAGAGCCACCGAATAACCGTTTGGCAGTTAAGTTTCCCCACAGCCAGTGCTCAAACGGCTTAAGCCAAGAGGCGAGTGCTAGGTTGAACCGAGGCGACCTTGGGAAAATCATCCTCGGCTTGGCGTCCTTAGCAGCTCCACACTTCTCAGCTTTCAGAAATGCCTTAAGTTCCGCGTCCTTACCTGTGAGGGGATCGACGCGGAGAGACAACTCTGCTTCGGCGTACTTGCGGCCCATTGCACCATGATAAGATTGAGCCGTTTCGAGGTATGTCCACTTATAACCACCATACCTACGAGCCAGACAACAGAAGGATTTTACAATCCCCCTGAAACTGGCGCCAACCTCGTAGGTAGCTGGCTTGGGCAAAGGACATAGAGATCGCTTCATAAGGGCGGCGATCTCGTTGTGGGTGCAGTTGGCGTGCACTCCCGGTGACCAGGTCCCCGGAAGCCCCGTGCTACACGCCACACGCATGCTACGTTTCTGGTCCAGACAGACAGCCTGGAGGTCCGCCGGCGGTAGTATGGTACAGCCGTCAGGGGTTGTCATGTCGACCTGACCGACACAATAACCCCTGTTAAGGACCTGGCGTTCTCAGAGCCACCAGTAACGGGTGATGCCAACCGCAGGCATGCAGGAGGCCGTATAGCGCTCCTCGCGAGACACCTGCCACGCCACCCGGAGAGCAGCGTTGACTGCTATCCAGGTGTCGGGCTGAGAAAGCCCAACCTTCTTGCACCAGTCAAGCGCGCGGAGCTTTAGCGACTGTGCTAGAAGGGCGTCGCGCTCTCGAAGGAGCGCGTAGTTGGCTAGTCTAAACAACAACTCGTGGTACACAATTTGACGAGTACCATCGGCAAGTTCGACCGCAAGATAATATTGGTCTGGCTTGTCGTCTAGACAATGGACAGATCCCCCACCAAGGATCTTTACCCCGCTCTCCAAGTGATTGGCAATCAGGGAGGCAATGTGGTTCCACTCACGCGTAGGGAGGTCTGGTACCCACCGCCCACGCAAAAGCTTTCCCACACGTCCCATCCCGACGCCAAGCACCGTTTCGAGACGGCGCACCCAGATGGCGCGCCTTCGGGGTCTGGAGATCGTGATCTCCGAGAGAGGACAAAACTTGTCCAATCCCTCAACTCCCTCGCCGGTAGCTTGCCCACTGCTATCGGTTTTATCAACACCTGCTACGAGAACAGGTCCGCACACGACGGGAGCTAGTCGTGTGGACAAGAATGCGTCTGCCAAAACAATGGCAGCCCAAGCTCCGAAGAGCCAGGGAGCCGCTCGTCGAAACGAGCGGATGCCGCCCCACTTGTCAATGGGAGGAACAGCAACACCAACAAGAGAACCACCCGCACAGATTGATGTGAGGTCTAAACAGCGGTCTAGTGTGTAGGTTGTCATCATGTTGGTTGTGAACGGACTTTGGACGCCCAACCATGTGCTATCGACTTTGTTTAACCACAGGTATCAAGCACACCACTCTGTGGGGAGGGTTATGACGAGGCCCTGCCACCCGACTCGAACTTTTACGGCGGAGTTCCCGTTCCGGTCAGGCACCAGTGGTGGGGAATCCAGG